CTTACATTCTGTTCGCCATTAAGCATTATGAAAATCCTCACTGTGTTACACGTGAGGATTTTGATGAAGACCTTAAAAGATTTAAGTACCTCAAACGTTTACTTAAACGTTACGTTAGAGGTGGTCAATTAAGGATACATTTGATTATAAATCATCTAATTATTCTTTATAATGTTTTTGGTGAAGCAGCAACACCATTACTCTTTTACAAATTAGAAAGAGAGTACTGGTGTATTTTAAAAACTATACTTTCTTATCTTAATAAATATCCTATAGGGATGCTTCCTGAGTTAGAACTTGATCCTGATATTCAAGAAGAGTTAAATCAGATATGAATGAAGACGCACCAACAATGAGTACTGCCACTGCAGGTGGAGCAGGTTTCAGTCACAAGGCTGCAGCTACTGGTCCTAATGCTGGTATTGATCCTATCATGAACTTCAAGAAGAAGGTGCAGAAGCGTAAGAAGATGAAGGAAGATAACGAGATTGATAGACCTATTACTATTGATCGACAAGTTCCTTGTGGTAGATCTAGACTGTTTCAGTATAGAGTTAAGATACCTAAAGGTGATATAGATACTATCATATATGCAAACAATCCTGCTGAACTCAGACAGAAATTACGTTTGCTTGTTAATTATAGATATCGTGGGGATATTTCTATCGAAAGAATTATGCCTGGAGAAGCTGGTAAGTTCTTTATGAATAAAAGGAGTAAGCACATGAAAAATGTTAACGAGTCTGATGATAAGAAGCAACAGCAAGCAATAGTACAACAGAAGACTGCTCTTGAAAAGAAAAAGGTAATGATTAAGAAGATGGCTTTACAAAAGCAACTTCAATCTAAAGTCCAAGACATGAAAAAGAAAGCTAGAGTTGGTGGTGTGAAGGGAGAAGCAGATACATAGTCATGGCCGAAGGTGTTAATACAGCTATCATAGAGCGACTGGAAAAAGTTGTCCAATCTCTGCAGGAAAATTCTGTAAAGATGGGGCAACTTCTTGCTGTTCATAATGAAAAATTGGATAAGCAAGATCAAATTGATAATGTATTGTTTGAGAAGTTAGATAGTAATCGTAGATTAGTAGAAAGAGAAACCGAATTAATAAAGAAAGGATGTGAAAGAGATATACGAAAGGTTGATGACCGCCTCAGAGTCATGGAAAAGAAAATGTGGTCTATTTTTGGTGGTCTTGCTGTTATATCTTTCCTTGTTAGTATACCAGGCCAAAGATTCATCAAGAACTTGACAGATTCTCCAGCAACTAGTATGATAGAGATTCCTAAAGTCTCTCAAGTTGTCTGAGTTTGTTGATGCTCAATATGTAATGCTTTTATCTGGCAGACTTGATAAGTTTGTTAGGAAGAAGACAGATTTATATAACTTCCGTTGCCCCTACTGTGGTGATTCACAGAAACATAGGAATAAGGCAAGGGGTTATTTTTTTCGTGTAAAAGCAGACATGGTATTCAAATGCCATAACTGTGGAGTGGGCAGAACCTTACCAAACTTCTTGAAAGACCAGGCACCAGATCTCTATGATGAGTACATCATGGAGAGATATAAGAAGGGTACTAGTGGTAAAGGATCTTATGTTCCGAAACCAAAATTTGAGAAACCAGTGTTTAAGAAGCATGGAAATCTGGAAAAGATTTCTAGTCTAAATACAGAACACACTGCTTATAAGTACATCATAAAACGAGGGCTAGATCCCTCGTTGTTTTATTATGCTGAGGAGTTTTGTACATGGGTTAACACTCAGAAACCTACCTTCACACACATAACCAAGGATCATCCAAGGATCATTATTCCCTTTATTGATAAGGATAGTGAGTGGTTCGGATTCCAAGGTCGTGCATTAAATCCAAAAGATAAGTTACGTTATATAACTGTCATGTTGGATGAAAACAAACCTAAAATCTATGGACTCAACAGGATCAATCCCAATAAAAAAATCTACATCGTCGAAGGACCGTTCGACTCAACCCTCTTGGATAATTCGATTGCGATGGCTGGGTCCGATGTTAGTAATCGGACGTTTGGTTGGAGCAATTGTATTTGGGTTTATGATAACGAACCTCGCAACAGAGAAATCGTCAAACGAATCTCCAAGTCAATTGACAGAGGTGAAAAGGTAGTGATATGGCCAAATGATATAAAGGAAAAGGACATAAATGACATGGTAATAGCTGGACACGATGTTCAATCTCTGGTAGAATTAAACACGTACCAAGGATTAGAAGCACAAGTTAAATTAACCGAATGGAAAAAGGTATGACGATTAGCGTTAAGAAAAGAAACGGTGACACCGCTTCTTTAGATCTAGAAAGAGTTCATCATATTGTTGAGCATGCTTGCAATGGATTAGCAGGTGTGTCTGAATCAGCAGTTGAAATGAATTCAGGTCTTCAGTTCTTTGATGGAATTGAGACCAAAGATATTCAAGAGATTCTTATTCGTTCTGCTAATGATTTGATTACGTTAGATAATCCTAACTATCAATTCGTTGCTGCTAGACTCCTTCTATTTGCATTAAGGAAGTCAGTATATAAAGGGCATCCTGATAATCATCCCACCCTTAAAAAGCATGTCAAGAAATGTATAGACCTTAAGGTTTATGATAGTGAGATATTAACTAAGTATACTGATGAAGAATGGGATGTATTAAATAGTTACATTGATCATGATCGTGACTACCTCTTTACCTATGCAGGTATGCGTCAGGTTTGTGATAAGTATCTGGTACAAGACAGAAGCAATGGAGAAATCTTTGAGACTCCACAGTTCATGTACATCATGATTGCTGCTACTCTCTTTCAAGATGACGATAAGTTTTATAGATTAGATTACATTAAAAAGTATTATGACGCAATCAGCAAGCACAAAATCAACATCCCAACACCAGTCATGGCAGGGGTCAGATCACCCATTCGTCAATTTGCATCTTGTGTTCTGGTTGATCTTGATGACACCCTCGATAGTATCTTTAGCGGTGATATGGCTATTGGCAAATATGTCGCACAGAGGGCTGGTATCGGTATTAACGCAGGAAGAATCAGAGGAATCAACTCTAAAATCCGTGGTGGAGAAGTTCAACACACAGGTGTCATCCCCTTCCTTAAAAAACTTGAATCAACTGTCAGATGCTGCACTCAAAACGGGATCAGAGGCGGTTCAGCTACTGTCCACTTTCCGATCTGGCATCAAGAAATTCAAGACATCCTTGTTCTCAAAAACAACAAAGGAACAGAAGACAACCGAGTCAGAAAGCTCGACTACAGTATCCAACTAAGTAAATTATTTTATGAGCGATTTATCCAGAACAGTACTATTAGTTTATTCAGCCCTCATGATGTCCCTGGGTTGTATGACGCTTTTGGTAGCGATACCTTTGACGAACTCTATACTCAATACGAATCAGACGAATCAATCTCTCGAACAACCATCGGAGCTCAAGAACTTATACTCGATCTCTTAAAGGAGAGAGCAGAGACTGGTCGTATTTACATAATGAATATCGACCACTGTAATACTCATTCATCCTTTAAGGATAAGGTTAGTATGAGTAACTTGTGTCAAGAGATTACTTTACCTACTACACCTATCCAACATATCGATGGTGAAGGTGAGATTGCTTTGTGTATTCTATCTGCTATCAACGTAGGTAAGTTGAAGAACCTTGACGAACTTGATGAACTATGTGAGTTAGCAGTAAGAGGATTGGATGCATTGATAGACTATCAACAGTACCCTGTAAAGGCAGCAGAACAATCTACAAAGAATCGTAGGTCACTTGGTATAGGTTACATAGGTTTAGCACATTACCTCGCTAAACAGGGGGTTAAGTATGATGATTCAGAAGCACATAAATTAGTTCATAATCTAACAGAAAGATTTCAGTATGCTTTATTGACTGCATCTAATAGGCTATCAATGGAGAAAGGACCATGCGGTTACTTTGGTAAGACAAAGTATGCTGATGGTATACTTCCTATCGATACATATAAGAAAGATGTAGATGAGATAGTACCGAATGACCTATTATGTGACTGGGACTTTCTTAGGAAACGCATATCCGAGTATGGGTTACGGCACTCAACACTGTCGGCACAGATGCCATCGGAGAGCAGTTCCGTTGTGTCAAACGCTACCAATGGAATCGAGCCTCCTAGAGACTACTTGTCCATTAAGAAATCAAAGAAAGGGCCTCTTAAGCAGGTTGTTCCATCATATACTACACTAAAGAATAACTATACTTTACTGTGGGATATGCCAAACAATGATGGATATATTAAAGTAACAGCAGTGATGCAGAAGTTCTTTGATCAAGCTATCAGTGGTAACTGGTCATATAATCCAGAGCATTACCCTGATAATGAAGTACCAGTGTCAGTAATGGCAAAGGATTTACTAACAACCTATAAGTATGGTTGGAAGACTTCTTACTATCAGAATACATATGATGCTAAGAAGGATGGAGAAGAGGAAGTTGATGTCGATAAACTTATCAATGAAATACTAACTACTGAGGAGGAGGTCTGTGACAGCTGTGCAGTCTAAAGAAGTAACTGGTATGACAGTGTTCAATAAGAATGTTGTCAATACTACAAAACAATATATGTTCTTTGGAGCACCTTTGAGTGTTCAACGTTATGATCAATATAAATTTCCTACTTTTGATCGACTGACACAGCAACAACTAGGATATTTCTGGAGACCTGAAGAGGTATCTCTTCAAAAGGATAGAGCAGATTATGCACAACTCAACGAAACACAAAAGCATATATTTACCAGCAACCTTAAGTATCAGATCATGCTGGACTCCGTACAAGGTCGTGCTCCTGGTATGGCTTTCACTCCTTACTGTTCTCTACCTGAGTTAGAAGCATGTATGCAAGTGTGGCAGTTCATGGAGATGATACACTCCAGATCTTATACATACATCATTAAGAATGTATACTCAGATCCTTCTGATGTATTTGATACTATTCTTACAGATGATAACATTCTTTCTCGTGCAGAGTCAGTTACTAAATCTTATGATGACTTCTTAAACTATGCACAGGAGTATGGTCAAGGTAATATGTGGTCAGAAGGATCCAGAGGGTCACCATCATCAGAATGGACTAAGAAGGATTTAAAAAGGTATCTTTATAAGGCAGTTGCTAATGTTAATATATTGGAAGGCATTCGTTTTTACGTTTCTTTTGCTTGCAGCTTTGCATTCGGTGAAAACAAACTCATGGAGGGGTCCGCAAAGATCTTATCCCTCATCGCCAGAGATGAATCACAACACCTTGTACTCACCCAACAGATACTAAAGAATTGGTCTGAAGGTAAAGATGATCCAGACATGGAAGAGATAGCAGAGGAAGAACAAGAAACTGTAACTCAAATGTTTAGGAAGTGTGTGGATGAAGAGAAGGCATGGGCAGATTACTTATTCCAAAGTGGATCTATGATTGGGTTGAATGAAAGATTGTTGCATAATTATGTTGAGTGGATTGCTAACAGGAGGATGAAGGCAATAGGTTTGAAACCTATATACGATCAACCCCTTAGAAATAATCCACTACCTTGGACTGAGCACTGGCTCAACTCTAAGGGTCAGCAAAACGCACCACAAGAAACGGAGATTGAAAGTTATGTCGTTGGAGGAATCAAACAAGATGTCACAGAAGATACCTTCGCAGGATTCTCCCTCTGAACCTAAAGTTAAACTATCCTTTGATGGATGTTATAACTATGACAAATTGAAGAAGGAAGGTTTAGTTGATGGAGAACCTGAATGGAAGTTAGAGGATTTGCAGAAGGCAATCATTGACAGTGCTGAAATGTACGATCAATTGTTAGACAAGGCAGGGCAAGAAGAGTTACCACCCACTCTAGCAGAGGATATGTGGGAGATGGAACGTAAAATTTGGCAACAAAAAGAGGGTAAAGAGCTTGACGAACCAAGTTTTTAATGGTATTGTATCAATATGAACCACTTTGTAATGGTTCTCTGACATAAATAGTCAGTAGGTATCAACAGATACCCTTTCGTTCATCCCAGAAGGGACGCAAGTAAGCCGACTCGGAACGGATACGTTCATCCTATGGAATTTTTAATCGCTGCTGCATTAACTTGTGCCGATGTATCAAAACTGGTAGATCGTGCTCAGACTGAGAGAAATCTCAGTGATGAAACCAGACAAGAGATAGTGGAGATGT